ATCGCGCGCGCACGCGCCCGCTTTTCATGGGTGATTCGGGCCCCAGGAGGTACGTCTGATGGCAGCGCGTCGCGGGGGCCGGCGCCCGAAGTCGAAGGCTCTGAAGCTACTCGCCGGCAAACCCGGCCATCGGGCACTCCAGAAGACCGAGCCGAAGGTCCGGATCGAGGAGCCTCCCTGTCCAGACCACCTCGACGTCGCCGCCCGTGCGGAATGGCGACGGATCGTCCCGATTCTCCTCGAGATCGGCGTTCTCTCCGCCTGCGATCTCGCTGCGCTCGCAGGGTACTGTCAGGCCTGGTCCCGCTGGGTGACGGCGGAGAAGGCGCTCGCGGACGTGGGCACGTTCACGATCGCGACCGGGAGCGGATCGCTCAAGATCCACCCGAGCTTCCTGGTGGCAAACCGCGCCCTCTCGGATCTCCGACAAGTCTCCGTCGAGCTGGGCCTCACACCCGCGTCCCGGACGCGGATCCATGCTGCGCCGAAGGAGGCGGCGAGCGATCCCTCCGAGCGCTTCTTCCGGCCTCGCCTCGTACCACCGGCGCCGCCGAAGGCATGAGTGTGCGACGGACTCGCGGGCGAGCTGCGCAGCTCGCCCGCGAGCGAGCGAAGGAACACGAGCAGATGGCGCCTGGCTGGTCCTTCGCGTTGCGCGACTTCGCCCTGGAGCTCGAGGAGCTCGCCGACGAGGCGGACCCGGATCTTCCGATGTGGATCCTGGTGATTCTCGCGATGTGCTCCGGCGTCTTTTCTGCCGCCGTGCTCGCCAGCCTCGGCCTCCATCGATGAGGCGCCGCCGGCGCTCGCCGACACGGCTCCGCTACCGCTTCGACCGCGAGCTCGCCGAGCGCGCGCTCTCGTTCTTCCCGACCTGCCTGGTCCACACCCAGGGCGAGCTCGCCGGCCAGCCCTTCGAGCTCGCGCCCTGGCAGGCGAAGATGGTGGGCGACCTCTTCGGCTGGATCCGGCCGGACGGCACGCGCCGCTACCGCACGCTCTTCCTCGGCTTGCCGAAAAAACAAGGGAAGTCGACGATCGTCGCGGGCCTCGGCCTCTACCTGCTCACCGCCGACGGCGAGCTCGGGGCCCATGTGGTCTCGGCCGCCGGCGACCGCGACCAGGCCCGCATCGTCTTCGACAGCGCGGCGCGAATGGTGCGCCAGTCCACTGCGCTCTCTCGCCGGCTCCAGGTCTTCCGCTCCTCGATCGTGTACGCCGAGACCGGGAGCAGCTACCGCGTGATCTCCGCGGAGGCTTTCACGAAGCACGGGATCAACGCCTCGGCGATCCTCTTCGACGAGCTGCACACGCAGCCCGACCGCGAGCTCTACGACACGCTGAAGGGCGCCGTCGCCGCGCGCCGCCAGCCGCTCACGATCTACGCGACGACGGCCGGCTGGGACCGGAAGTCGATCTGCTACGAGGAATACGAGTACGCGAAGAAGGTGCGCGACGGCATCCTCGAGGACGGCAGCTACTACCCGGTGATCTTCGAGGCGACCGCGGAGGACGATTGGCGCGACCCGAGGGTCTGGCGGCAAGCGAACCCGAGCCTCGGCATCACCGTGCCCGAGGAGTACCTGGCGCAGGAGGCCGCGCAGGCGGCCGAGCGCCCCGCCGCGCAGCAGGCCTTTCGCCGCTTGCATCTCAACGTCTGGACGGAGAGCGAGTCGCGCTGGATCGACCCGGACCTCTGGGCCGCGCAGCCCGAGCGCACGCCGCGCGACGAGCTCGCCGGGCGTCCGTGCTTCGGAGGGCTCGACCTCGCGGCGACTCAGGACTTCGCCGCCTTCGTTCTGGTCTTCCCGCCCGAGGACCTGGCCGCCGGCAACTGGGACGTGCTCGCGTGGCACTTCATCCCAGAGGAGACCGTGGCCGCGCGCGTGCGCAAGGAGCGCGTCCCGGTCGATCTCTGGGCCGCGGAGGGCTTCGTCACTGCGACCCCCGGCCCGGTGATCGACTATGAGGCGATCCGCGAGACGGTCCACGCGGCGGCCGAGGAGTTCGAGGTGCGCGAGATCGCCTACGACCGCTGGGGGGCGACGCAGCTGCGGACGCAGCTGGAGGCCGACGGGCTCACCATGGTGCAGATGAACCAGTCGATGAAGGGCCTTTCGCCGCCGGCGAAGGAGCTCGAGAAGCTGCTCCTCGAGCGGCGCCTGGCGCACGGCGGCGATCCCGTGCTCCAGTGGATGGCGGGCAACGTAGTGGTCGAGATCGACTCGAGCGCGAACATCAAGCCCTCGAAGCGCAAGAGCCGCGAGAAGATCGACGGGATCGTCGCCCTCTGCCTCGCGCTCGACCGCGCCACCCGCCACGCCGACCCGACCGGGGGCTCCGTCTACGAGGAGCGGGGGCTCCTGGTCCTATGAGCGCCACGCGCGGTAAGCGGGTCTGGTACGCGCCGTGGCGCCGGCGCCCGGCCGAGACGCGCGGGCTCGGCGAGATCGGCGGGCTCTTCGCCCAGGCCGTCACCGAAGCCGGGCTCGCCGTCACCCCCGATTCGGCGTTCCGGGCGGCGACCGTCTTCGCCTGCGTGCGCGTCCTTTCCGAGTCCGTCGCCTCGCTCCCGTGCCTCCTCTACGCCCGCGAGGGCCGTGAGCGCCGGCGCGCCGTGGAGCGCCCGCTCTTCCGCACGCTTCGCTACCTCCCGAATCCAGAGCTCACCGCCTTCGAGTTCCTGGACGACTCGATGCTCGACTTGACGCTGCGCGGCAACGCCTACGCGCGCGTCGCGCGCGACGGCGCCGGCGACGTCCGCGCGCTCTGGCCGATGCGCGCCCGGGACGTGACGGTCGAGCGGGTCGGCGGTCGGCTCCGCTACCGCTGGACCGACGACGATGGGCGCTTCCACATCTTCCTGCGCGACGAGATCCTCCACGTGCGCGGCGCATCGAAGGACGGCGTCACCGGGCTCATCACCACGGACGAGGTCCGTGAGGCGATCGCGCTGGCGCAAATCGCGGAGGCCTTCGGTGCGCGCTTCTTCGCGAACGACGCCACCTCAGGAGTCGTCCTTGAGTTCGCTGGCAAGCTCACGGACGCGGCCCGCGAACGGCTGAGGAAGAGCTTCGATGAATCGCGCAAGGGCAAGAAGCAGCACTCGACCGTGGTCTTCGAGGAGGGGCTCAAGGCCAACAAGATCCAGACCACGCCCGAGGACTCGCAGTTCCTCGAGCTACGGAAGTTCCAGGTCGCCGAGATCTGCCGGATCTTCCGCGTCCAGCCGCACCTGGTGATGGACCTCGAGCGCTCAACCAACAACAACATCGAGCACCAGGGGATCGAGTTCGTGGAGCACAGCCTCCGCCCCTGGCTCGTGCGCTGGGAGCAGGCGATCTACCGGGATCTCCTGACCGAGGCCGAGCAGCAGATCTACTTCGCCGAGTTCCTGGTCGATGCGCTGCTGCGCGGAGACCAGGCCGCCCGCTACGCCGCCTACGCGCTCGGCCGGCAGAACGGATGGCTCGCGCCGAACGAGATCCGCGAGCGCGAGAACCTCTACCCCCTGATCCCGGCGGACCAGGGGGGCGACGACTACCTCCAGCCGGCCAACATGGTGCAGCCCGGCCAGACGACCCCGCCCGGCACCGCGCCGGGCGCCCCGGGCCCGGGCGTCGGGAGCCAGCGCCGCGGCCTGAACGGCAGCGGCACGCCGGCCCCAGGCGATGGCGAGCCCGCCGCCGCCTAAGCATCTTGCGCCCCGTCACTGCGCCCCGCGCATTCCTGCGCTCCCCTCGCCGGCATGCGCCCCGGGTACGAGATCCGCTCGCTCGAGCTCGAGCACTGCGAGCTCCGGGCCGAGGAGGACGACAAGGGACCGCGCCTCGAGGGCTACGCCGCGCGCTGGAACGTGCTCTCGACCGGGATCCGCCCCTTCCGGGAGCGCATGCTCCCCGGCGCCTTCAAGCGCTCGCTCGAGCGAGCCGCCGATGACATCGCCGCCATCTGGAACCACAACACCGACCTCGTCCTCGGCCGCCGCAGCAACGGCAGCCTCGAGCTCGCCGAGGACGATCGCGGTCTCCGCGTCGTGATCCACCCGCCCGATACCCAGTGGGGCCGCGACGCCGTCACCTCGGTGAAGCGCAAGGACGTAACCGGCATGAGCTTCGGCTTCAGCGTCACCCGGCCCGAGGGCGAGCGCTGGGTCCGGGGCACCAACGACGAGCCGGTACGCGAGCTGCTCGACGTCGACCTGATGGAGATCTCGCCCGCGACTTTCCCGATCTATCCCGGCACACGGGTCGTGGCGCGCGCGCTGGCCCAGGCCTGCGAGGCCAGGGGACTCACGGTCGACCCCGCGTTGTGCGGCGCTTCACTGACTGAGGCCGAGGCTCCGGCACGTTTCCGCGCGCAGCTCGAGCTGCTCCTCAAGGGGGGTGGGAGCGGCGCGGGCAACCCGGGAGGCGAGGACGTGCGACGTGCCATCTCGACCGCCCGCCGCCGCCTCGACCTCCTCGGGCTCTGAAAGGAGCGCAAGATGAAGCGACTCGCCGATCTCCAGCAGCGCCGGGGCAAGTGCATCGCCGACGCCCGCGCGATCCTCGACAAGGCGGACGCCGAGAAGCGTGCCGTCACAACCGAGGAGGACGCGAACTACGCGAAGGCCTTCGCCGACGCCGAGGCGCTCGGCAAGGAGATCGAGCGCGAGACGAAGCTCGCCGAGCAGGAGCGTGCGCTGAAGAAGCCCATCGCCGGCGACGACGATCCGAAGCCGAACCCCGTCGCGACCGATCCCAAGGTCGATCCGGCGAAGAAGCCTGGCCCGCGCGGGACCCCCGAGTACCGTGCCGCCTTCGGCCACTGGATGGGCGAGGGCTCGGCCGCACTCACCCCGGACGAGCGGCGCGCGCTCTCCGCCGGAACCGCCGGCGCCGGCGGCACGCTGGTCGCCGCCGAACAGTTCGTGGCCGAGCTCATCAAGACGCTCGACGAGACGGTCGCGATCCGGAACCTCGCGACCAAGATCGCGCTGACCGAGAGCGACACGCTCGGCGCGCCCTCCCTCGATACCGACATCGAGGACGGCACCTGGACCACGGAGGTCGCGAACATCGACGAGGACACCGCGATGGCGACCGGCACGCGGGCCATGGTGCCCAACTGGCTCGCCAAGCGGATCAAGGTCTCCGACCGCCTGCTCCGCATCTCGGCGATTCCGGTCGAGCAGCTCGTGCGCGATCGGCTCAGCTACAAGCTCGGCATCGCGCAGGAGAAGGGCTTCCTCACCGGCTCGGGCTCCGGCCAGCCGCTCGGCGTCTTCACCGCCTCGGCGTCCGGCATCTCGACCGCGCGCGACGTCGTCTGCGGCTCGACCACCGCCTTCACGGCCGACGCCCTCCAGGACGTGAAATACAGCCTGAAGGGCCAATACTGGGGCCGGCCGAGCACCCGCTGGCTGATCCACCGTGACGGCTGGAAGCAGATCGGCAAGCTCAAGGACACGACGAACCAGTACCTCTTTCAGCCCTCGTTCCAGCTCGGCCAACCGGACATGCTGCTCGGCGTCCCGATCATCATGAGCGAGTTCGTCCCGAACACCTTCACGACCGGCCTCTACGTGGGGATGCTCGGGGACTTCAGCTTCTACTGGGTCGTCGACTCGCTCATGGTGCAGATCAAGCGCCTGGACGAGCTCTACGCCGAGACGAACCAGGTCGGCTTCATCGGCCGGATTGAGCTCGACGGCGCGCCGGTTCGCGAGGAGCCGTTCGTCCGCTGCAAGCTGGCCTAGCCGATGCTCGGCGAGCTCGGCATCAAGGGCGCGACGGTCGACCTGGTGCAAGCGGGGCTTGCCGCCGGCGCCACGGACCTCTTCAGCAGCTCCGTCGACATGGCAGGCTTCGGGGGGTGCCTGTTCGTCGGGATCATCGGCGCGCAGGACGTCACGGCGACCAGCTTCCTCAAGGTGCAGCACTCCGACGACGATCAGAACTGGACCTACTGCCAGACGGCCCTCGTCGAGCCGCCCGCCAACCAAGACGACAAGCTGATCGTGATCGACGTCCAGAGGCCGCGGAAGCGCTACCTGCGCACGGAGCTTGACCGCACGGGCACGACGACGTGGGGCGGGACGGTCGCCATCCGCTACCTCGCTCGCGGGACCCCGATTCCCATCGGCGCGAGCCATGCCACGGGGAGCCCGGTCCAGGCCGTCTCGGATCCGGATCTATAAGGAGGGGCGAGGGCGATGCCGAAAATCCGCATGCGCACGACGGCAGCCGGTCCGAGGCTTTGCCGCAACGCCGGCTGGGTCTACATCGTGTCGCGCGAAGAAGCGGACGCGCTCATCGCCGCGGGGGCTGCGGAACGGGTGGTCGAGGCCGAGGACTTCGCCGACCTGGCCGCGGCCCCTCCGAAGGCGCCTGAGACGGCTGCCCTCGACGCCGCCGACGAGAACGCCGCCGAGCGGACCGGACGCACGCGCCGCTCGCGCGGCAGACGCACGCGCCGCTCGCGCGGCTAGGCCGGGGAGGCGCCCGTGTCCGACCGGATGCCGATCGCGACGATCCCCGGCCTCGTGTCACCGTGGGTCGGCCTCGACTTCGTCCTGGCCGAGCTCTCCGCGGCCGCGACGATCTCCCGCGTCTTCCTGCGCCGCACCGATCACCTCGCCGGCGACGTCGTCGCGGCCTCCGTCCGCAACGCCGCGGGCGGCGGGGGCTCCGGGATCTCCGTCACGATCGCCGACGGCGCCGCCTACGGGACCGGCGTCGGCTCGCTCGCGATCGCCGCTGGAGGTCTCGTCTACCTGCGCGTCGGCGCGTCCGGCGCCAGCTCCATGAACCTCGCCGGGTGGGTCGAAATCGAGGGCGCGGCCGGAGTCACGACCGCGCTCACGAACCTGGCGCGGGTGAAGCAGTGGCTCGGGATCGGCGACACCGCGAACGACGATCTGCTCTCGACGCTCATCGCCGGCGTCTCGAAACGCTGCCAGACCGCGATGGAGCGCGAGATCCTGGCGACCGCGATCGCGGCCGAGCTCCACGAAGGCGACGGCGCGGACGACGTGCTCCAGCTGCGCCAGTTCCCGATCCTCGCCTCGCCCGCACCCGTGGTGCGCCAGCTGACCGCGGCGGGACCCGTGGTGATCGACGCCGTGACCTACCGGCTCCTCCCCGATCGAGGCTGGATCTTGCGCGGCGTGAACGGCTCGAGCACGCCCTGGCCCTGCGGCCGCGCGAACCTCGAGGTCGACTACACCGCCGGCTACGCCGTCGTCCCCGAGGACCTGGCGCAGGCCGCGACGATGCAGGTCGCGTACCTCTGGCGGCAAACCAAGGCCGGAGGCAATCGGCTCGGCGAGCGCGGCACGATCCTCGAGCTAGGCGGGACCGCCGCCTATCTCACCGGCGAGTGGGCCCCCGGAGTCCAGGAG